TTAATTAATTGGCCAACCCATGTTTTACCAGAGAGGCCCGGAACCGGCGCTTTGATTACTTTACATTTCATTTTACACTGTTGTTTGTGATGTATTTTTTAACCAAAAGCCTGAATCCGTTTTCCATTCGCTTCATTACTTGCCCGCCCGCGCTGGATAAGGCGGGCCGCATAAAAGGCCGTGCGCTACTGTGTACGGTGCCGTATTCAACCATGTGGGCGTAATATGCGTTTACCCGCTTACCCTTGCCAAATGTTCCGCTGCCACTTCTCAACACTTCCGGGCCTACAAATACGTCCGGCGATTTCTTAAGTTTGGTCAATATTTTGCCCGACTTTTTCAGGTTGCCGGGGTGGTATGTTCCGACCACTTTGCCTCCCGAATACGTGCGATGTATTTTCGTTCCTGTTGGCGCGTTTCGTTGCGCCGCGTCTGCCAATGGGATTGCCGCATACGAAAGAATCTTTTTCCGATCTTCCCGAAGCAGGGCGGGTATGCCATCCAACTTTTTGGAAATCTTTGCTATCTCGATTCTTGCTTGCGCGTCTATCATCTGACATACCTTATTTTGTACTGGCTTGCCCGCCGGTATACGTCATCTTCAATGTCGAACGGCAGCGGGGCAATGCCTGAAAAGTGGCAACCCTGAATGATGTACGGCGTACCGGAAACTGTTACTGTCCCGGCGTACCTGTCCAACACTGTGCGCGCCGCTTCGCTTATTGTCTCTACTTGCTGCATCCCGGACGTACTGCCCGCTTTCGCGTACACATCCACCTGTAAAATAACCGTGTCAACCGTCGCCACGCCGTTTTTGAATGTTCCTGGCTGAATGTCAATAACCCGAAGCGCAACAGCCGGAAGTGTGGTTTCTTGTTCGATAACCTCAGCAAATACCTTTGTGCCAACCAAGGCCGTAAACGGCGCGTTGGCAGTGAGTAGTTGACGTATCGGGCCGGTTATGTTCATTCTCTTAGTTCTGCTTCCAGTTTTTCATAATTGCGGCGGCCTATCTTTGATATGGTCGCTATGTCGTAATAATTCCCCCCGTAACTAATCCGCATCTTTGGCGTAACATCGCCGCGCCAGCGGATCGTAAACCATACCGTTGTTCTCTCAACCTGTCGAAGTCCTATAAATTCCTCATCGCTTACGTTCTGCCGGTATTCGATCTTTGCCCAAACGGTTGCCAGGTCTGCCCATGTTTCCGTTTTGCTCCCGTAGGTGTCGAACGCTGTGGTTAACGATTGTATCGTAATCCGCTCGTCTAACTGCCCTATACTTTCCTTTGTCGTTAGCATTAGATGTTATGCACCCGCAATTTTCGTGTGAGCCATTCGGATGAACGCACCCGGTTATCCTGTACCATTGAATCTTCCCGCTTTTCGTACATATAGGCCACTTGTAATAGGATTGCCTGTTTTGCCTGAAAAGGAACGTCGGCAACCGTAGCGCTTCCGCAAACGTATGTCGCCTGTAAGGCGTTAGGGTATGAGCCGAGCGAAGGCCAGGAAGCGTTTGGGTTTAGCACAATACGCGGCGGTTCGCTGTCGCTGTCTACCGTGTAATTTCCACTACTGAATGTCGTCAACGTGCCGCCGTCATCCAAGTATTTGAGATGAGTAACCGAAGAAAGCGGCGATAAGGACAAAGTAAGTACGCGCCCGTAGGGTAGATCATCCCAACTTTCCCGGATCGTCTGTGAGAGCAAACACCTGCCAATGTCGTGTTCAACCGTTTCGGTAGCTGTTTTTATGAGCGATTCGATAAGTTGATCGTCGGCATTAGTGTCAACTTTCAGGTGGTTTTTAGCCTCCTGAATATCGACAGCGATGGTAGCCGGGCTTGTGATTGCTTTGTACATTTTAGCGTGTTTCGTATTGTGGCGCTATGGCCTTTTCGCGTCCTTTTGCCGGAATATCGGCGACCAAAACGGCAGCATCTAACCCGATTAAGGCAAGCGCTCCCGCGCCGTCCAAATCATACACTTCATTCTGTAAGAATGTAGAGCGGGCAAATACTACCGTTTTGGTCATCCGAATTTTCATGGCCTAAGTTTGAAGCAGCGGTTTGATTGCGTTTGCGTTGATGAGGTTGCCGTCGATGCGGAGCCAACCCATGAAGCCGACTTGCAGCGCATCCCAATACTGTTGATCGTTGCGCTCAATCGAGATTTCCCGGATGCGGCGAATCACGTACTTCGAGAAGTCCCCGAAGTAGATGTGTTTGGTCGCCGAAACAGGCAGGCCGTTTGTCGGGCCGGTCAGGTCGTTGTTCACAAAGATCGGATACCCCAACAGGCGGTCAGGCTCGCCGGTGGCAAGATTGCCCGGTACAAAGATGTGGGTCGTGTCGGTGGAGAAGTCCAGCGTCCGCAGATACGCCAAAATGCCTTGGTGCATCATAAACCCGACTTTCGGGTTAGATGGGTTGGCGTAGGCGTAATCTACCGATGCGATAAGCCGCACCAATTCGGACTTCGTGATTGCCGTAGCGCCTGCGGTCGTGATGCCCGTACCTGTTACCGTCGTGGTAAGGCCGTAGGGTTGATTCGTGCCGGTGCCGGTGGTCAATACGCTGTTGACTTTGCGCCCCAGGCGGTTGGCGAGGTTGTCGCGCAAAACGTTTTGCAACAGGCCAACGCTTTCGTCTTGGATGAGCGAACGGGAGACTTTGATGATGTTGGAGTCGATCAACCAGTCACCGAACAACACTTGCCCGAAAGTCAAGTCCGAAACGGTGCGCGTAGCGGCTTGGTTGGCGGCTGTGTTGATATTGCCGGTCACGGCGGTGTCATCACCGGTCGGCCATTCGAGCGTTCCGCCACGAGCCGTAGAATACGTTTGGCAGGCTCCGAGCATACCGCCGTACCACTTCATCATGTTTTCCAACTGGTTGGAAAATTCCTGCGGGACAAGGTATCCGCCCAGGGAATCCGTAGTGGTGATCTGCGTTGAGGTGCCGCGTGTTTCGAGCATCCGCATTTCGTCGTCGCTGAATTTTTCGCGCCCGTTGCGCTTCATATACCGCCAAAACACATCGTCATAGGTGACGGCGGTAGAGGTGGTGGAGGTGTTTTTCTTGCTGCGGCTTTCGGCTTCGGCAAACTCTTGCGCGGCATAAGCGGCGGCCCGTTTTTCGGAAATCAATTCAATTTCCATTTCGGATTTGATCGATTCAAACTCGTCGTTGAGTTTGCGGATTTGCGCCTGTGCGTCGGAGGTGTAAGCGCCGGAAGCGTCGCGTTTGCCGCGTAAGTCTTGCAGAGCGGCCTCATTTTTTTGCAGGTTGTCCTGCAATACTTCTAAGCGTGTCATAGTGTGAGTTTAAAGTTGAAAATCCGCCGCTCAAGTTTGGCGAATTCGATTTCAGTGTCGATTTCTGTCGTGGTGTCTGGTTCTGGTGGCGCGTAAACGCCGCTCCTTTGGAGGCTCCGTTTTGCAACCGTTGTATCTGGATTGGCCGGGAACGTAACCGGCGAAACGTCGAATATTTCTTCCACATCGGTTAGGACTCGGTGTAGTTTCCCATCACGGCGCTCCCACTTGTCACCGTTCGTGCGAAGGATGAACCCCCAGGAACTTTGGTCGATGTCGCCGCGCTCTACCGCTACCCGGACGTTTTCGCCCGCCGGGCTATTGGGTAGATCAACCTCATACCAAAGGCCGTTGGCGTCAATGCCCGTGCGGGCGGTTCCTGCTTTGGTGCGGCCTAAAATTTGGTTGTTGTCGTGGTTGAATAGCACCCGGATGTCGGACATATCGGTGTTCGCAAAAGCACCTTTTGCCACTTCTTCAGTGTGTTCCCACATATCATAGACGCTATCAAACCGGAGCGCATAGCCGAATAATTTGGCCGCACCCGATTCGGACTTGCGTAGTTCAACCTTGCCCGATGCATAGCGGTGTTCTACGCTGTCGTTATTCTGCTTCCGTTGCTCCTGGCTCATCTTCGTTATCGTTTGAGTTGTCGGTTTCGGCGTTCGCGCCGTCGGCTTGCGGCTCCGCCACTTGTTTCGGTGTCCCATCCGCATTTATTTGAACCATACCCGCTTGCGCGAAAGGAAGATCACCCCAGGGAACGGGGTTGAGGTCATCCAAGGCGCGTATGTCGTTTATGGTGTAGGTTAGATTCTTCTGCATCCGGTCGTAATACTCGCCCCGGCTTTTCACATCGCCCCTCATTAGGGCGTTCATATTATGCTTGAAAAACAGGTTTCCAGCCCGTTTTTCGGATGCGTTGAGTAGTTTGATTTTAAACTCATCTTCCACTTGCACGGCGAAAGGAACAAGGCACAACACCACAAACTGTATGTTCATGGTTTCGATGTTGTTGAAAGTGGCCCGGTCTAATTGCTGGAGGATGTGCGCCGGTACGCCGAAAATGCGCGCCGATTCGTTTACCTGAAAACCCCGCGCATCGTTGAGCATCGCCTCAGCCGGGTTTAGCCCAACTTTGGAATACTTCATACCGGCGTCAAGGATCATCGTTTTAGCGACGTTGTCCGGGCCGGAATATTCGGAGTTTACTTTGCTGCTTAATAGCGTCCTTTGCTTCGGATCCAGGGTGCCAGGGTATTCGACAACACCGCCAACATGGGCGCCGTTACCAAAGAAAGCCGCGCCGTAGCGATTGGCGGCAACGCTTATTCCTAACGTGTCTTGGTGGCGCGTAATAACATCTTCCCCGGCCATGCCGTTGAGCGTAAGCCCTTTGATGTGGATAACGTCGGCGGGCTTTAGCATTTCATCCCGCCATTGGCCGTTTACCGTGCGGCTTACCCGGTACCACATTTGCCCGGCGTTGTCGTGCCAGATCGTAACCGATCGGCTGTCTAACTTTTCAAGTTCAACGGGCCGCCCGATACCATTGCGGTAAATTTTGGCGTATGCGTTGCCGAAACAGGCATCGGCGTAAAGCGCCCGCTTGAAATTGAAAGCGGACATATACGGCATTGGCTCCGTTTTGATAATATACCGGATCGGGTGATCTTCGGCGATCTCCGTTTCTTTGCCTTCGCGGCGGTAAATATCAAAAGGAAGGGAAGCGAGCGTTTTAGAAACCACATCGACGGCGCTCCAAATAGCCGGAACCGATAAGGCGCTTTCTTTGGTGACAGAAACGCCTGAAATCGCGTTATCCCAGGGCTGCGGGAATCCAGCCCAACCCAAATTACCGGAACTTACATTGCGGGCCTCATCGCCTGTTGAAGCGATACGCTTAGCGTAAAAAAGGCCGATGTCATAGTTACCGATGCGCATTACGGTACAAAAGTAGGCTACTATTATGCCGTAACGCCAAATTTAGTATGGTCTAAACCGTGTTTTCGTGCGGCCTAAACCATATTACAATCTTTAACCGCCCAATCTTACGCCGGGAGCGGCTATAAAGGCTGTCCTGAAATGTTTTGAGCGACAAGAATTTGCGGCAACCATACCT